GGAAATAGGTTAAGTCGGTTAGAGTAGGCTTTTTTTACGAATTCTGATCCTAGGATTGGAGCTTCCGGCTCACCAATCACAGAACCCGTAACAACAAATCGAGTCAAATAAATTGTGCCCGGCACAGGGGCAGGGTCTATTTGCGTTTCAGAGCTATCACCGGCAATGATTAAATAACCAAGTGAATTACCCAAAACATGATATACTTTAATAAAGCCTTCATCCTCCTCGGGAATATATCCGCTCACTAAATTAACAGGGGTGTAAACAATTCCGGCTAATCGATAGCCAAACCCTGAAACGGTTGCTTTTCGCTCAATTTCATCAAACGTAACGGTTCCGGTTGTAATGATTTGACTTGGAACCATCGTGGCCAACTCGTTTATCTTTTCAACCGTTTCGTTTAACTCACCCGCAAATAGAAATTGATTGTGAGGCTTTCCAACGATAGCCGCTAATTTCTCCGGTGAGTCTTCTTTATTTTCAATGTTCAAAAAGGCCATTAGTATATTTTTTATTAATCTTCAATGATTCTCCACTTAAAAACCAGTTGTGTATTAGCCAAATTATCAAATGCAGTACCTGATAAGTTAAACTGAGAAAGGGTTTTAAACGGTATGCTCCACGCCACTCCGGAAACACCACCCTCAGGAGTTTCAAAAGAACCTATAACCGTGTAATTTGTTCCACTAGGCAAAGCGGTAAATGTGATGTCTTCAGCTAATGCGGCAGTTGAACCCGCCGCCAATAGTTCAATGGTTCTTTGCCCTTTTCTCAAATAAGTAATGTTATTTGGAATTGTAAATGACTTTCTTATAAATTCATTGTATGGGGTTCCTGAACCTGTTGTAGTTGAATATATTGTTATAACCGGTAAATTTTCACCGCTTTTATATACAATGCTTTCAGTGGTAACAACTTTGGCGATACTAGGATTTGTATTGTCAGAAACACCGGCATAGTAGCATAAATGTCCGTTAATATACAAGTATCCCTCAGTTATGCCACCAGCTTGAACCTCACAACCTCCAATGATAAAATAACCCTCAGCCGGGCATTCAATATGCCTCATAAATGCCGTCAATAATTCCAAATAATTATCCTGTAGGCGTTTGAATGTTGATTGTTTGAGGCGGAATCCTCCTAATTGTGTAAAGTCAACTATATTCATGTTCTAATAAGTTTGAATTATATATTTTTTTCCAATGTATCTGTAAATGTCTATGAATGCCCTCAATTTAACCTCTTGAAATTCATAAGCCTCAGGAACCCAAACAATGAATGCATAGGCAAAAGGTGTTTCGGTTTCGGTTTCAATAAAAATGTCCTCTTGGTCATCGTCAGCATCATTTAAAAATTCTACTTGTTCCTCTTGATCAAGGTGAACATAAAAATCCTCCTCAGAGTCGGCCTCTTCAATGTAAACCGTTTTAGTCCCCTCATGGTCATCAGTATCATAACCCGGTACATTAAAGTGCTCGTTTAAAACTTTTTCAAGGTATATGGTGCGGCCGTCATGTTGCATTGAGTACAAAACCCTATCAGCAATTATTTCCAATGCTTTTGTATTTGAACTCAAATACGCAATTGATTTTTCCCTCCTTAAAAAGGATGGAAGCAATAGCTCTACTAGCTTATAAAAATTAACCGTTTGCCAAGTCATAAGCTTCATATGTAATTACTAAATTTTCATCAGAAACTTTAAAATAGCCACTGTTAGGTATTTTCCAATTGTTTATTGGTGAAAAATCAAAGGCAGCATATTTCCAGTCCAATTGTGTAATTAAAGGGAGTTTAACGCCTTCAGCTTTTTGAATAGAGTCTCTAAAATACTCTCTGACAAATCCCCCGTTAAATTCCAAATTTTGTAAATAGCTTTTAACTGCATCTTGCACAGGGTAAACCAATTCTGAGGTGTTTAAAAGAGCTCCTGTGTTCAAATCAATAATTAATGGGTCAACATAAACAAGAAGGCCAATCTTTAACTCATCTGCATTTTGATTGATAATTCTAGTCTTTACACCCGGCACTTTTATTTGTCTCAGATAGATTAAAAATCTTTCAAGTTGTTCATCAGACAACGGAACTAGTTCTCCCTCGTTTTCCCTAGCAATTTTAATTACAAGCTCATTGTCTATAGACTCTAATAATGCACACCTTTTTATAATGCTTCTTTCCTCTACATCTTCAACGTTTGTAGTATCATAGGCAAACCGCCCGTCAATCCATTTTAAATCCAATCCATCCAAAAATGCTAAAATTGCATTTCTGAAATTAGGTAGATTTTGAGGTCTTGACACCTCTGCATTTTTAGCAACTATTTGCTCATGAACCCAAATTGAGTAAGCCATTATCCAAACCCACAACCTCCAAATGGATACTTTACTGGTAGAAGTCGCGGAGTTTAAATTTTGCTCCGAGGTTGTCAGAACCTCCAATGCATTTAACTCTGTCGCGGCGTCTTTTGCGTCAAGTATTGATTGCTGTATTTCTATAAATGTTCTCATAGTTAAAACGAATAAGGGAATTCTCCCGGTAACAAATAATCAAGTCCTTCAACCGTGCTTATGTTTAAATAAGTGGCCACTTTTTGGCCTTTTCTTTTTAGATAATCTCTAATTTCGGTGTTATCAAATACACTTGATGGATTTTTCATGTTTATACCCGGCTGTAACAAATCGTGTAATGAAACATTATTTTTAAAGCTCCAATCGATGGCAGAAAAAGGGCTGCCTCCTTCTTGTATCGCCACATCAATAATTGATTGATTAGCTACTGTATAAACTTTGTTTAAACCCTGTTTAAATGGGGTTTTTATAATTGCAAAATCAAATAGCTCATCGCTTGGTTCACCTGTGCTTTTTATTGCAATACCTCCAAGTAATTCATCGGTAATAGATATACCGTTTTCAAAGGCAATAGTCAAAGCCATCAGCGGATTTTTAAATTCCGAAACAGCAACATCAATTAAACTTTGTCCTTGAATTACACGTATCATGGGTGTTCCTTTTTATACAACCGGTGTTCTTTTAATAGGTCTGAATATTTTTTTTTCCACAGGTCGCGTTCCTTTTTTAAAAAACCAATTTCCTCAAGTAATATCTTCTCCTTTTGCTCAAAAAGCTGATTCAATGAGTTGAATTTGGCCTCGTATCGTGGCGGTAAATCGTCAAGTGCATCCTTATATAATTTAACAACTGACGAACCATTATCAATTTCCACGGTCTGAACTTCTACTTTGTTTTTCTTACGGGAAAAGAACCAAGTGGTAAAACCAATAAAAAAACCTACGAAAATCTCCGATAAATACGGGCTAATAAATTCTAACATTACAAACTTTTTAAGTTAATCAATCCTTTTGCGTCGTCATAGTTCTTGTTATCACGAGCCAAATAAACACGTACACGCTCTTCAAATTCCTGTTGTGGAGCTTTGGTTTTAACAAGCTGAATTAAATTAGGAGCCAACACAGGGTCACTCTTTAATTCTCCAGTATTCAGTCTTAGTATAATTCCAACCTCCTGCAGGTAACTTTCGTCAACAACAAAATCGCCGCCGTTAATGACAAGGTCGTCGTTCTCATCGAGTAATATGTCTTTTTCATAGTTCATTATCCGTGTTTTACTTTGTCATTTTTAATCCCGGACAGGTCAGCTCTCTCTAATCCGGTTAATCCTGAAACCAATGCTTTTAATGCCGCACCGCCATCCTCAGGAATTGGAGTCCAATTTTGAAAAGCCAATTGGATCTGTTTTATTATTTCTGTGTTCTTATCAATTTGCGTTTTTAGTTCATCGGCTTTTACAATTCCTCCAAAAGCCTCGCCATTTATCGTCAATAAACCATCTTTTAAAGTCAATTTAAACCCTGTTTTATCAGTGATTTCTATTTCATCTAAAGTCTCACATTCAATTAAAAAAGCGGCAGCAGAGTTATTGTTAACAATGCCTATTAAACATTTTGAATCAATCGCCGGGCGTTTATAATTTGAGCCTAAACCTAAAAGGATATTATACCAGTCAAGCTCGTCAATAACTCCCGTGGCAGTCATAGTTTTATTTTCCCAGTCAATTTCTTTTGCAATAACCCAATGCGTTTGCACCTCGTTACTTTTTTTGCTGTGACGGTTCAATAAATTACCAAACTCAATTATGTTGCTGCCCGTTTTCAATTTGTTTTTTCTCCTAATTTAATCTCCTGTCTTATTCCGTCTCTACTAAAGCTCTTTGTTACACCCTCAATATAATATATGCCGTTTCGGTCTTCATAAAGCGTACTTTCTAAATCCACTTTTTGGCCATGTTTAACAGAAGGTATTCCAAAGGCTGTAAAACTTCCGTCAAAGGCATCAACTTTATATTTTTCAAAATCTAATCGAACAAGAACCTCAAGCTCTTGCTTAGTTTTATTGTAATGTGTCAACTGCCTTGGTTGCCCGTTTTTATCGCCAAACTCAACCTCAATCTTTGATCCGTTGGTTAATGTGGAAACTCCTTTAATTAACAACTGGATGTCGTCCTTTCTGATATAATTCAATGAACTGCTTACACAATTTCTTTCAAGATGAAATCTCACTTTATCGGTTGGGCTGTCATCTGAATAATATTTACCAACTACTAGAACCGGTTCGCCGTTTTGAATTTTCATGTAAGAGTTTAAATTCCAAGGTTCCTGTTTTAATTTGTCTAAAACTTCNCTNACNGTTGTTTTAGGAAACCGNACTGATCCAATTGTAACACCCTCCAAAACATCAATTTTATAACCGGGGGCTATCGCTTTTATNAGACCGTTTAAACTTATGTTTGGGGCGGANAAATTAACCGGTATTTGTTTNAGCTTCCACATCTCATCCTCCAACTTTATCGTTATAGGAATATCAGCCGCCACTTGTGTAATGTAGCCTCTAAATTCCTCAGTTAACGTGCCATTATATCCCCATGAAATTGTTACAAAATCACCACGTCGAAAAACATCTCTAACTTTATTCTGGTCAAAATATTTTACTTTTCTTGGTAGTACAATTTCTGCCGTATCGGTTAGTAATTTCCACGAGCTTTCAATAATACACGAGCTAATTTGTGTACAGATTATTTCCTCCCTTCTTTCGTTTTTCGCAAAAACGATTCTACAGTTCATTGCTAAAGTCATACTCCTTGTCTATCGGTTGAAGGTAAAAACAGCTCAATTGGCTCATCACTAATCAAACGCATTGTAAACGGTATCACATCGGGTGAGCCCTGAATACTTTCGATTTTAAAATCCTCAATTACTACGGCGTGAATTTCCTTTTTTGTAAAAAGTTTTCCACCAACCGCAATAGATCCGGCCAAACTTTCATATTGTAAAAGTTGCTCCATCTTCTCGGTTGCAGACATTGAAGGTGTATCAAGGCACAAGCCCTTAACATCAATTTGCCAATCATCAAACCCGTATATTTCTTTTACAGTTCCGTTACTACCTAAAATATTGGTTTTTGTAATATTCTTTGCCCGTGAAAATGTAAACATTGTTGTTGGTGGCAAAAATGTTTCTCCAACAACTACGTCCACTAGCTCACCAATTTGATTGTACTTTTTAAACTCGCCACCCCTTAAACGAAGCAACCCTATAATAGGAGTCCCCATCCAACTGTTAGCCTCTTTAGGATTAAAGTCCGGAAGCGTTTCTATACCACTCCAATCAAACTCATTTTTTTGCGTTCGTTGCAAACTTTCAGTTACATAAACTGGAGAGTTAACGCCAAAGGCGGCCTTAAAAAGTTGTGATATGTTGTACTTTACGTCTGCCATTATCCTAATTGAATTACGCTATCTCTCAAGCGATCGTTTATTAAACCAACAACCTCGTCGGCTACTTTTCTAACATCCATTGCACTGCTAACTGCAAATTGATTTGTAATATTTAATGTCATGGTTATCGTTTTCGCAACTGAGTTGCCCCCGGAACCACTTAAACCGTCTCCTTTTGTTGGAGTTGTTGGCGTGTTTAAGGTTTTTAAATCAAGTCCTTTAGTATCAACAACCGCTACGGGTTTTGTTGCGTTTAGATTTGTGGCTTTGTCTTTTTCCTCCTCAGCTTTTTTCTTTGCAGTGTATTCGTCACTGGTTTTCTTTCCTGCCGCTAATGCCTCGGGAGTTCCATCCTTTAGATTTCGCACTGCTTTTTTTCCGGCATCAACACCAACCAAATCAGAGGCGGCCTGTTTACCAACTTCCCAAGCTTGGCTCCACTCTCCTTTAAAGAAGTGCATCAGGGCTTTACCTATTCCGGTAATACCGGCAAGCATTCCTTTAAACCGATCAATAACATAGGTTTTGATAGTGTTACCAAAAAGTTTAAGCATTTCCCAACCCTGAAAAACAACTCTCCTAAAACCTTCAAACTTATTCCAACACAAAACAACCACTCCAACCAGTGCCGCAACACCGGCAATAATTAACCCTATTGGGTTGGCTGTCATGGCAGCGTTCCAAGCCCATTGAGCGGCAGTGGCCACATTTGTTGCACCGGCCATTACTAAAGTTTTGGCAGTGGTCAACATGCTTACTTTACCAGTAAGTCCAAGCATGGCATTAACTCCGCCCATAACCAAAACATAACCTTTGTGTGCGTTCGCCAAGTTAGCAACCACACTAATAGTGTTTGTGGCTCCCTCAACATACGGCATCATTGCGGTTGTATATTGACCGATTGCTATTTTTGCATCATTCCAAAGAGCGTTTTTTCGGCTAATGCGTTCCGATTCGGTATTCATTATAATCGCTGCTTGCTCAGTGGCGGTATTTGTCTCACCAATTTTCTTTGCAAGTTCGTCTTGTGCGTCTACCGAGTTTAAAAGAATTGAAGCCGCAGCTGCGTTTTCAGTTCCAAAAACTTGAGCCATTATTGTTGCATCGCCTTGTGCCTTTTTTAGCTCACGTAAACGCTCAGTAAAAGGGCGTTGGGTATCACCAACAATTTTCATGTCAACACCATAAGCCTTTAATTTTTTGAGTGCGTCTTTTGGTAAAACATCCTCACCGGCCATTTTGCCTAGTACGTTTCTAAGAGCAACTCCGGCCTCAGCTCCAACTTTTCCACCTTTGGCTAATTCCTGTAATGCGGCGTTGGTTTCAACAAATGTTACATTGGCTTGTTTTGCGGCAACACCGGCAACTTTTAACGCACCGGCCACACTCGGAACCTCGGCGGCTCCCTCTTTGGCACCGGCGGCCATAACGTTCATCATTCTCGCCATTTCTTGCTCTGCGGCAATCGGGTCGGAGAGGTCAACACCATACTGGAGCATGGCTGTTGTTAATGCGTCAACAGATCCAACGGCATCGTTACCCATCGTTTTAGAAAGCGTACGAACATTTCGCTCCATCTTTTCCAAAGCCTCCGGCGATTTTGCAATATCCGGGCCGAGACGTGATAGGATTGTTTTGTAGGTGTTTAAACTATCAGTGGCATCGCCCCCAAAGTCAAGAGCACTATTTCGAGCCTTTTTACCTAATTCAACAAGCCCGTCACCAGTAACTCCGGTAATAGCTTCTACCTCGGCTAAACCATCCTCAAAACTAATTGCCGTTTTATTAAAATCTTCCAGTCCTCTCTTCACATTTTGAGCGGACTGATCAATCGCCATAAAATCAATGGCACTAATTTTATTTAGTTTTTCGCCTAAGGAGTTAAACCTTTTTTCAGTGGTTTCAATGATCGTATTAACGCCAGAAACACCACTAGAGAGGCTGTCTTTAAATCGAAGTTCCCAAGTGGTGTTTGCTGTTGTCATTTATTCAATTAGCCTACGATAAGGCCTCTTTTACTGAGTTTACAAAATTCTTTCTTTTGACAGCGGTTACATATAAATACTCTTGATATAGTGAAGCCCACTTTTCATTTGTGAGATTTTCAATGTCTATATTGGGATAGTGATATCGCAGTAAAGCATTAATTTTTAGTAACCATTCTAAGTCATCCTCTTTGTCTTCGGGGTCTATTTCCGACCCGTCTAAAAATTTTTGATTTCAGAGGTTACAGTTTTGCCAATAAATTGTATTCTTGCTAAAAGCTCCGCAAACATGACGCCGTCTTGCTCAATGATTTCCATATCGCCTTCCAGTACACAGCCAATTGCTAACTTGTGCTGTGTTTTGATGTCCTTGGCTTGCACCGCAACGGCAGACGCCTGTACAACTGATCGAGTTGGCCTTTTTACTAAGAAATAATATTGAACTCCATCCTCGTCGGTAATGATAACCTCTTTTAAATTTCTTGTACCCCCGCATTTTGCGGCATGTTCATTAATTTGAACTTCATCATAGGGCTTTACAATTTTTGACATAAGGTTTTTAGATTACGTTCCACTCAATGTGGGAGATTATTAAATCATATTTTGTAGCCACAGATCCGTCGTTTTGTTTTACTTCGACACCGTCGCTCATGAACTCAGCATTTCTGATACGGTCTTTCAAAATTCTACCGTTGTCAGAAGTCCACTCTGAAACAATATCAAAGGGTGCAATATCCTGAATGGTCTTTCCCGGAGGAAGCGAAGCTTTCAAAGCGTCAACCTCCTCTTTGTGAAGTGTAATTGAGCATTTGGCCTCATAATTCCCACGACCACGTCCTACCGGATACTTTCCGGCTCCGTAAACGTTTTCCTTTTTAGTGGAGTCGTCATAGGCTAACTCAGTAATTCCCTCAACATCTCTACCGAGCATGTTGGTTGTTATAGAGTTCCACCCCTGCATCGTTCCAAATTTGTTTATTACTATTGGAGTATTCATATTAATTAATTGAGTTAGTTAAACCAAGTGCCACCTCAAACTCGTGTACGATTCCGTCAGCAACAATTGATGCTTTGACTTTTACCGCATCGGTTGAGTTTACAATCTGTGATGGATCAATGAACACATCAAAACCGCTTATTTCATCGTTGCCCACCATTTGCTCCAAAGCTTTGTTAGCAATACCCGTCCAACGGCTCACAGTTGTTGAGCGGATAAACCCGGTAGCAGGATCCTTTTTAACGATGCCTTTTACCTCAGGTAACAAAGCGGTGCGTAACGCACGAGCTCCTTTATTCCAAACTCGATTGTTTTCTATATAGGCGTAATCAGAAGCCACGCTAATACAGGTTTTTGAGCCTGTAAAGAAAACACCCGGATAACCCTCATAAGAAGCGGCAAAAATGTATCCTTTGTCTTGAAGCTCCTCAATTTGAGCCTTAGTTAAAGTGCTAATTTTTGTGCCGCCGGTTAATTGTGGATCTAGCCACAAAGCAAGATTGCTGTCCGTCAATGGGTAATCTGAGGTGCCACGTTTGGCCAACGGTTTTGTTTGGATATTTACCGAACCTAAGTTTTCGTTTACTTTTCGTGCGGCTATCATTCCAAGTGCGGCTCCAATGGCGGCAAAAGTAGAAGTGCCCGAGCCCACAACTAACACTGATACATTGCCGGCGTTTAATTCGGTTAAGTCAATGGCGTCAGCAACCGTAAAGTCGTTTAAACCTAACAAAACAAAATCAATCAGCCTGTTTTCAAGAGCTAAAGCATCAACAATATTCGTTTGATATCCCGCAATGATTGCGGCCTGATTTTCCAAAACAAAGTCATCAACAACTGCCAATCCTTTTACCTCTTTGTTTTCTCTCAAAAAGGTCAAAACATTAGCGGTAACCAATGAGTTAAACAAAAACAGAGTTCCCTCAGGAGCTAACCTAAAAAACTCTTTTATGTGCTCATAAAAGGGTGTGTCGTTGTTTGCACTGGCGGAAGCCGTTAAGCCTAATGCCTCAGCCTGTGAAAGCGACGTTAATTTCAAACCCTTACCCGAGTTTGCAATTATAGCGTCAAGACCTGCATCACCAACCGGCTGTATTAGCATTGCTAAAAAGCTGTCAGTACTAGGAGATTTTCTTCCTAAACCTCCTTGAAGTTTTTCTATTTTTACACCTGCTAACTCTGCCATTATTCTTTAGTTTCTTGGTTACGTGTTTCAGGGTTTTTGCCCTCCATGTTAGTTGTTTTATCAACTGTCTCTACCGCCTTTTTAGTTGTGGTAGTTGTTGCCTTTTTGGCTGTTGGAGCGTTCTTTGTTGCCGGAGCTGTTGGCGTTTTTGTTACCGGAGCTGTTGGCTTTTGGCTCTCCATTGCCTCTTGTCTTGTTACCTCGTAAATTTTCAATTTACCGGCATCAAGATTGGCATAATTTTCATTAAAGAAAATGTTGCCGTCCTCTCTTGCATATAATGAGTTTACATCAGCGTTTTTTTCAAAAACTGCGATGCAAGCCGCCATTAATTGAAGTTTTGATAGTGTTTTCATGTATTAATTTTTAAGCCCGAAGGCGTTAAACTCTTTTCTTATAAGCCAAACTACTAGAGCCAAAAGAAGAAGTAAGAGTAAGATCCTACCCGCATAGATTTGCGTGCTTTGCCACCAAGTTAACGGCAGTACAACTTCAACCGGAACCTCCACATAAACCTCTTCAAGAATATGTTTAGACTTCCATTGTGCAAAGAGTTCCTGTGCACGTTTTTCGCAGGTAACCTCTAAGATGTTGTCTTTTAAGGTTGCACTTGGGATGCTCAAATCCTTACCGGCTTTTTGATAAACTATTTCCTTAAATACAGGCTTGCCATTTATGCAATCAATGTATGCTCTAATCATCGAGCTGTCTTTTTCAATTTTAAAGACAGTGTCGTGAATAGTTTCCGTTATAGTTGTTGTGCTAACCTCTTTTATTACTGTTGGTTTTGAGCTCTTACAGCTCGTCATCCAAAGCAAAATAAGCAAAAGGCTAAACCAGTATATTGTAACTTTTCTCATGATGTCCATCGGGCTTTTTTGCCTCTTATGTCGTAGTGAACAAATCCTTTATAAATTCCAATGCCACCCTCGTCCATTTTACCGGCTATGATTAACTTTTCAATCTGAGCGGCAAGTTGTTTTGGGGTGAAACCATCGGCGTTAATATCTCCTGCAGATGCCGTTAAATGTTCGCTTTTTGGAGCTCCTCCAACTTTCTTGTTATGTGACGGTGTTCGGTATCCCGATCCGGTTATTCTAACTGCAACTCCTAAATAATCTCTAAGAGCCTGTAAGTTGGCGGCCAACTTCTTAACATTATTGTAGTACATTGGTGGAACCGGAGTGCCATCTTTACAATGAAATTCGCTAAGATTAAAGTTTTTTGTTAACTGCATAATTTGGATGTTTAAACCCCCTAAGGGTGCGGTCGAATCGCATTGATTTCGACCGCCATTTAGAATAAATCAGACTTACTATCCTATGATAGCTCCTACACCCTCATCACGGATGGCGATACCAATAAAGTAAAGCTCAAAACCGATCGTGTGACGTCTGTTTTCCGGATCCAATTCTTTTGGTCTAGCGTAACGTGTTACGGTACCAGTAGATTTGAAACATGTTTTATTGTGCAATACAATAGTTGCCACTTTTGCTCCATCGGCAGCTCCAAAAGCTACTTTAACACCCGGTGCGGTATAAGTTGGGTTATACGTAGACTCATAAACTGCGAATCCGTAGTATGACTTAGCCAATAAACCGGTTGTTGCGTTGTGGTAATTTGTATAGAAAGTTCTATCCTCTAAAAGTAAATCAGCAACGTGATCGGCACACAAAACTAAAATTCTACCTTCAGCAGGAACTTTTAATTTGTCCAATGATTTTTTCATTGCGATGATATCCTTATAGCTCAATCGAAGTCTGCCGGTTCCATCGTCGGCACCTGTTGTTGATAATACAGGAGTAGATGCTGAATTGGATACTGGTGCAATTGAATGTAAGGCGTGTTGTCCTGTTTTATCCTCCAACTCCTCTCTGTGTTGCTCTTGAACATCGCTAACCTTTTCGTATGGTAAAGCGTAAAGTTCGTCAGCCGTTACAGTGGTATTAGTGGTTTCATATTTATTTAAGGACAAAACAACGTGGGTGTCATCTCTACCCGCAGAAACAATTGGATACACCGTATTATTAATCAATACAGAAGGTGCGGCTCCACGTTTAGGGATTTTTATAACGTCGTTATTTACCCAGTTTTGTTTACTTCTAAGAGCTCCAAGCCATGTATTAGAGTGTCTAAATTGCTTGATCATTTCCTTTTCCGCTGTTTGGTTCAATAACGGCAATGCTACCGGTGTGACAGCTGCGGTTGCAAATTCACTGTCAGACGCTCCTAATGTGTTTGCAATGGCCGAGGCCGTAAAGCATAAAGCAAATAGTAACGCAATTTTAAATAGTGCTTTCAAGTTTTTCATTTTCAAAAAATTTGGTTTTAATTAGTTTTGGTTTTAGTTACTGAAGTAAGCAGCTTCAAGTTTTTGAAATTGCTCCGGCTTTTCAGTTATCATTTTTTCTAATGCCTGAGGATCCTTTGTTTGATAATCTACCAAAGTCCAATCTTTACGAGAAGCCTCAGCCTCTTTACCGTCAGACTCTAATTCCGCAGAAAGTTTAGTAACCCCCGGCATTGAATCAAGAATTTTTTTAGTGGCATCATAATCAGCTGTCGCTAATTTGGTGTAGTGATCGGCAAGGTCTGCCGTAATTTTCTTTTTAGACTGTGCATCTGCCACCAACTCTTTAACCTTGTTTTCTAGGTCTGTTTTGGCCTGAGCTTCAAGTCCATCGGCTTTACCCGCTTTTTCTTCCAGTGCGTTTAACGCCGCCTCAATTTGTGCGTCTGTTGCGTCTGCTGAAAGCTTTAATCTACTAATCAACTGGTTTCTTTCCATTTGTGCTTTAGTTTTGTTAATATTTGGAATCACAGGAGCGTGTAAGGCTTCGAGTATTTTTACACTCTCAGCTGTTGGCTCCTCGTTTTGCTCTAAAATCGCATCCAAAAGACCCTCTTTTTTTGCTTCGTTAGCAGTCATCCAGTAGTCACCCATTGCAAAGTATTCCTCAATTTGCTCCTCGGTTTTATTCATTTTAGTAGAATAAGCCTGCTTGTAATCCGCTGTAGTATTCTCTAATAATTTTAAATCGGCTTTGATGGTTACCACGTCGCCGTAGGTTCCCAGTTTTGGCCGGTGTATCATAAATTGAGAATTTGGATAAGCAACCGAAGGAAACTGCGTCATCAAATAGGTTGCAGCACTGGCGGCAACACTACCAATTTTTAAAGAAACTTTTGGCAAACGTTTTAGTTCGTTGCCAATTTCTGTGGCCTCCAAACAGTTACCGCCTACCGAGTTTAAATAGACCTCAGTATCGACAACTCCTCTTTTGATGAAGTCATCAACAATAGATCTAATGTTACTAGATGAACTATCTGACCACACGCCAATTCGTGAAACAATACGGATTTCTCCTTTAGTTCCGGAGGCGGAAGCTTCGATAAAAGTTCTTGGTTTTGACATAGATTTTAATCCTTTAGTGGCCACAAAATTGGGTAGTAAGTTGCCCCTAAAAAAATTGACGTTTTAATTTAGTAAGTGTGTGGTACTTAATTAATCAACTGTGGTTATTTGATTATAAGCTTAATTGAATTTTTGACACACATTAAAGCAACTTTGCATCATATAAATAACCTTATGGCAAAGCATAAAGAGAAACGAATCGCCTTTGATTATTACACCAACCAAGGACTTACAGCCAAAGAAATATCGGAAATAGTAAATGTTTCCGAAAAAACTATTGGCGACTGGGTAAGTCAAGGAAATTGGAAAAGTGTAAGAGACGCCAATTTTAACAGCTCGTCAAATCGCTCTACAAAAATCAAAGAGTTGATTTCTGAGTTGACTGAGCAACAACTTGAAATTGCAACGGAAATTAAACAGGCTAAGGCAAGAGCTGACAATGAAATGGTTATCGCTTTGCGTCAACAAAGCTCGTCTATTTCTCAGGAGGTTGCTATTCAAACAAAAGCTTTGGAGCGGATGGATACTGAAAACAAAATATCCCTTTCCACGTACCTCGAAGTGATGTCGGATATCTTTAAAAATTTAGAGCACCACGATAAAGATGTGTTCTTAAAAACGCTTGACTTTCAGGAAGCTCATTTACAAACCATTTCAATCAAATTAGGATGAAATTAATCAAAATTATACTCGGCTTGATGATAAGCCGGGCTCCTTGGCAACAATACCAGTTAAACATTGGTGCACATCTTTTAAAAAAGGGCTCCGGCTTTTATGTCGGTCAAATTATAAAAGAAAAACACCTACACGACGGCCTTTATCGGGTTAGCGTAATTACAGGGTTAAATTATGATTTTCACACAAACAAAGTTTCACACACAGCCGAGAAACGAATAATTAAAGTAGATGAAAAGAAACGATAAATCAGCAATTGAACGCTACAAAAAGAAGCTTGAGCTTTCCCGATCATTTTCGAACGTAAACCCGTTTGAAACTGAAAAGGAGAAACGTGAGGCAATCGAGCGTGCAAAGAAAGATTTTCGTTATATGGTGCAACGCTACTTTCCGCATTATGCCACTTCTGAAACACCGGATTTCCATATTGATTTTGCAAAACGAGTTCACAAAAACAAAACGTTTAAGGGTTTTGCACAGTGGGGACGTGCACTCTCTAAATCGGTTGTAAACGATGTTTTACTTCCATTTTGGTTATGGATAAATGGAGAGCCGGTGTATTTGGTTTTGGTTGGTTCTAACGCCGATAGAGGTAAGCAGCTCTTGGAGGATATCCGTGCGGAGTTTGAAAGCAATCCTCAAATCATTAACGATTACGGCGAACAGTATAACCAAGGAAGTTGGGAGGATGGCTTTTTCATTACTAAAGGGGGTTTTGTTGGCCAATCTTTAGGGATGGGTCAATCGGTTAGGGGTTTGCGTGTAAAAAACAAACGTCCAACGCATATTGTTTGTGATGATATTGAGACAAAAGACATCAACGCAAACGAGGTTAGGCAGTTGAAAATAGCCCGTTGGGTTGAACGTGATTTGATTCCAACAATGGACGGTGCCATTCGTAGATTTATACAGGCCAATAACCGGTATGCCCCAAAGATGATTCAAACCATTTTACAGGAGCTACACCCCGATTGGTTCGTTCATGAGGTTAACGCTTATGATCCGGTGACCTATATTCCTATTTGGGATGATAAATATGAGCCAAACTATTTTAAGATAATTGAATCGGAAATTGGAACGCTCGCTGCTAATGCGGAATATAACAATAAACCTCACGTTGAGGGCACAATTTTTAAGGCGGAGGATATCCAGTATGCACCGCTGCCAAAATTAAACACGTTTAAAATAATCTTTGGTTATTGGGATGTGGCCTACTCGGGAACTTCAAGCTCCGATTATAATGCAATCGTAGTACAGGGCTTAAAAGAACGTGATTTTTGGGAGATTGATTGCTTTGTACAACAATGCAAAATGAGTGCGGCACTGGCTTATATGTGTCAATTTCAAATGAGTTTACCGGAAACGGTTGTTGTGCATTGGGTGTTTGAATCACAGTTTTGGAATGATGCCGTTGAAAGTGCCATTCGTGATGCGGAAAGGCTGTTTAACTGCCGTTTAAACATCATTAAAAGGGATAGACCTCGCAAGGCNAATACGACGTATGCTGGAGCTTCAACCATACTATCAAAACGGCCGGTTCTTTTATAGCGATAANNTAAANCANAAAAAAGACCATCAAGTGGCNATGGCTCAACTTTATGGAATTGAACCGGGATACTCCTCCAAAGATGATTACCCGGATGCCAAAAAAGGGGTTACAGACGAGTGCGAAAAATATGTATCGTTTGGATCTGATACAAACTCAAATTATAAATCGGGGCGTATGGCTCACAAAAACGAAAGAATATGATTTATATTGATAAANCTTATTTAATAACGCATTGCTTTGAGCGGTTNATTGATGAGTCATCACAAGATGANCCTGAAATAATTGNAAATACCATTGNNGCAAAAATAGCACTTATTAAAANCCTACCTGAGCACNCGTTACNATGTGGATCTTATTTTTGATGAAACNGACCCNGTAGAAAACGANGTTTTAAAAGAAATTTTAGCCAAGTTGGTTATTGAGTCACTAGTTCGCAGAAATGCAGCTCGNAANGTTCCAACCGATTATAAAGACAANTATAANTGGGCTATGGAAACTTTAGAAAAACTATCAACNGGCAAGATAANCCTTGGTGATTTGCCTACACCGGTTGATGAAAACGGAAATCCTTCACCTTCTAACTCAATTTGGGGCAACTCAAAAAATCAAAATAATTATATCTGATGAATCCGATAAAAAAAATTTATTCAACCATTGAAAGTGCCGTATTGAGTTACGCAGATGAGCGTAAGCTTCGTGTTCATGCCGAGGCAAAAAGAAGCGGTAAAAATATTTCAGGACAATTAGATCAAGAGGCAGTTAGTATGCAGTCAAANTCATTGGAGGAGTGGAAGCTTGCAATAATGACAGCTACAGACCCGGAAAACCCTGACNGGTCAAGCTTGAGAAANTTNTACGAAAATTTACTTTTAGACAATCACTTAGCNTCGGTAATTGACTCANGGATATTATATTGNAAGNGGTCAAAGTTTAAGATAGTTAATGAAAAAGGCGACGAAAATGAGGATTTAACATGGCTGTTTGAACGCACTTGGTATGAGGAGCTCGTGGAACTAATACTAAAACAAAAATATCAAGGCACTACCTTAATTGAGCTTTTTGACATTGATGAAATGGGAGAGCTTTCCGGTGTGACTGAAATTCCAATTGGTTACTTTAATCCAAAAAAGGGAATCATTGTAAAAACCGAGGGCGACAACAAAGGATGGTCATACAAAGATGGAGCTCTGTCTAATTATTATTTACAGATTGGTAAGGATAATGAGCTTGGAATGCTTTCGCAATTAGCTCCTATTGTTTTGGCCAAAAAACTAGGCATTGGCTCATGGCTTGACTTTGTGGAAAAGTATGGAGTTCCGCCGCTTTTTATCACAACCGACAGNGAGGACGATAACCGTTTAAACCAACTCTTTGAAGCCGCTAAAAATTTCAAATCCAATCA